GTCAAAGACGGCGATCCCATCAAGGATCTGATGCGTGAGCTTACTGGTCAAGCTAACCTCAGCTAACCACAGAGCACAGTGGCCCTAGCAATCAATCCGCCTAGTGCGGAGCCGGGGATTAGCCCAGAAGCCTACTACAAGAAGATAGGCTTCAAACCACACTCAGCAGGGCAAGCTGAGTACCTAAACTCGACGGCTCGTTTTTCCATACCGTGTTGTGGTAGACGGTATGGTAAAAGTCTGCCCGCAGGTCATCGTATGGGACTCAAGGCTTTCAGACCTGACACATACAACTGGATTGTGGGGCCAACATACAAGCTGGGTGAAAAGGAGTTCCGCGTTGTCTGGAACGACTATCAAAAACTCGGCATCCTCAAGTATTGCAGGAAAGCTTACTCCCCGCATCAGGGTGACATGTACATCGTCACTCCATGGAACAGTCATATTGAAGTTGTTAGTGCTGACAAGCCCGACGCACTACTTGGCGAAGCTCTGAGTCATGCTTGCATGAGTGAAGCAGCGCGCCACAATCGGGCTACGTGGGAACAGTTCATTGAGCCGGCGCTCTCCGACTTGAGAGGCACAGCAGACTTCCCAAGTACACCACAAGGATATAACTGGTATCACGGGTTGTATATGCTTGGACAGGAATTCAACCCAGGCAACTACACAGTCGTCCCAGGCAGCATCACCAACCTGAATCCAGCAGGACAGAAGATCCGCCTGTACCAAAGTTGGAACTTCCCTACGTGGGAGAACGTGTTGAGGTTCCCAGGCGGGTATGATGATCCTGAAATTCAGCGAGTTAAACGGGTAGCGAGCAGCCAATGGTTCGATCAAGAATATGGCGCTCTGTTCACGACCCAGACGGGCGCCATATTGGAAGAGTGGGATGACGCTGTACACGTTTCCCAACACGTGTATGATCCTTCTCTTCCCAACTACCTCGCATTCGACTATGGATTCAGTAATCCCTTTGTCGCACTAGACATTCAGGTTGATAGCCGCAGTCAACCCGCTGGCCTGCCGCCAGTTGTCTATGTGTGGAGGGAATACTACAAGTCGAATGTCTCCACTATGGAGCATGGCATCTACCTGCGTGACCGAGCCAACCCCTCCGGCTACAAGGTAGATGCCATGTGGGGTGATCCACGTGGTGCTGATGAAGCTGCGACACTCGCGCTAACCATTGGACACGTGGGATTCGAGGACGTGCGTTGGAAGCTTGCTATTGAGCAGATGAAGCGTATGCTTAAGGCTCGACCTGCACAGTTGTATGTCGATCCTAGCTGCACTAACTTGATCCGTCAGATGAGCAAGTTGCACATCAAGGAAATGGGACGCAATACAAAGTTCGACCTTCAAGAAATGACGGGTGACGGCAATATCCAACACAAAGTGGACGATCACGCTGTTGACGCACTCCGATATTTCATTGGGCCATACTTCGTGGCTGGAGCTGGGATGCACCTTTCAGATATTTACGGTGAAAATTACCGTGGATCTGAATCTGAGGACTTCTTCACAATCAACAGCTCAGTCACGCTCGATGAACTCATCCGCCTCTGATGTATGACCCAGCTCAATTGTCCGTCAGTCCCATGCTCAAGGGCTTTTCGGTCAATGCACCCGTTAAGCACACACAACAGACCAGGCTGACTCCTGTGCGGGGTGTTGGAAACAAAGGCCCGGTTTTAAACCCTAAGGCTAAAACTAAATCTAAGTAATGCCTAGAATCCCACAAGCACTACGTCCGGCGCGTAAGGCGCAAGTCGGTACAACCTACGTTTCGGGTCAAATTGACGACCCGAATCTTCAGAAGCCTGAGTTGAATGCTGAGGCTGGCTCTTCACAGCCCATTGTCATCAGGGAGATTGTACCTGAACTCATTAGTCCTTACCAAAGACTCGTCACTTACACCAGAATGCAGACTGATGCGGCTGTTGACGTCAGTTTGCGAGTGCTAAAGACGCCGGTATTGGCTGCTGAGTTCTACATTGACCCCTATGACGATCAGGCAATCAACCAAGAAATAGCCGAATTCGTGGGTGCAAACTTGTTCGATGGTATGAGTTCTCCGTTCCTTACGACACTTGAGGACTTGTTGCACTTCTACGAAGATGGTTACAGTATCTTGGAGAAAGTCTACGAACTTCGAGAGTGGACTCCAAGAGGCAAAGGACGTAATACAAAACAGTACACCATGCTCAAGAAGCTTGGTGTGCGGCCTCCGAGCACAGTTCAGAGCATTAAGTACGATGACAACGGTGGGCCGTTGCAGGTTACGCAGGGAGCCCTCCGAGCAAGCGGAGAAGCTGAGAATGTAGACCTTCCCATCAACAAGATCATGATCTTCACGTTTTCACGTCAAGGTGGCGATCTTACTGGCAAATCCATCCTTCGAACAGCATACGCCCACTGGTATTACAAGACGCATCTCTATAAAATCGACGCTATTCAGAAGGAACGCAACTCACTCGGTGTTCCTGCTGGTACGATCGGGCCGGCGGCTACAAAGGAGGACAAGGATGCGCTAAGGACTATGCTTAAGAATCTCCGTTCGAATGAAGAGAGCTTCATGATTCTCACGCCCAACATTGATGTGGAGTTCAAGGAGGTTCACGGGAATCTCGTGAACGTTCTGGAATCTGCCGGGCATCATAACACCATGATTCTGCTGAATGTCATGGCTGAATTCATGGCGTTGGGTCTGCAAGGTACATCAGGAGCTAGAGCAACGGGAGCTACACAGGCTGATATGTTCATGAAATCAACCAGGCACGTCGCGAACTACGTTGCTGACACGTACAACATGTATCTCGTGCCTGAGTTGGTTGTCTGGAATTACAACACAAAAAGCTTCCCGAAGGTGAATGTCCGTAATGTCGGTGAGACACGCGATCTACAGATGTTGGGTTCAGCTCTCGCAAATCTCTTCGCGCAGGGCGGACTCACTCCCGATATTCAGACAGAAGATTGGATTCGCGCGGTGTTCGATATGCCTCGCAAGAATCCAAGCGAATATGTGCAGCCGGTTATTGCTCCAGCAACGAGCGATGCCTTCCCACCCAAAGATACAGCAACTACAAACGGGGGAACACAGAAAGGAAACGTCAGCATCAAAGGAAACAACTCAGGTCAAGGTAATGTCGGTAAACCAATTAACGCACCCCAATAAGTCTGATGGGCTTTACCTGTGTGTTGGCACGTATATCACCGACGGCACCAATCTCTTTCGCATCCTCAGTTACACGAGAACGGGAGTAACACTTGAGGATTGCATGACTCTCCAAGCGAAATGGAAGCATCTGCGGAAACTAGAGGAAATGGAGGTGATAACTCCATATGTTGGAAACCGCGGTAGCTGAGATTCAGCCGTCCCCAGGTTCAGCGGGGGATGGCCTGGGTGACGGCTGGATAGAAGCACTACCAGCACGTGTTTACACAACTCCACAGTACGGTGAAATTCCTGTAACCCCTGAGAAGTTGGAGCGCATGATCGCCAACTTCAATAACAACGTTCGTGGTCAGGAAATCGCTACTGATTTCGAGCATGGACGTGATACAGCCAAAGGACTCCAAGCAAGTGGCTGGTACAAGGAGTTCAAGATCGACAAGTCAAGTGACGATCCTGGGCAGGTATCGTTGTGGGCTAAGGTCGAATTCACAGACGATGCTAAGAAAGAAGTTCAGGATGGGAAGTGGAAATACTGGTCACTTGAGTGGGATGACGAGTACGTTGACGATAAGGGAGAACTCATCCCTGACGTCATCTTGGGCGGTGGTCTTACTAACAGACCAGTCGCTAAACGCACCATGCCCATCAACTTCTCCGAAGCTATGTGGGACGAATTGGACGAGGATACTCAACGTGAATTTGCGGTCTGGACGACCAAATACGTTAATTCTCTCCCCAATTCGGCATTCTTGTACGTCGAGGCCGGTGCCGACAAGAATAAAAGCAAACGTCATCTACCGTACAAGGATGCAAGTGGCAAGATTGATCTTCCGCATTTGAGGAATGCCATCGCGCGTATCCCTCAGATGAAGGGAATCAGCGATTCGCTTAAAGCTAGCCTACAGGCTAAAGCGCGTCGTCTGCTTGCTGGTAGTCAGAAAGCAGCGTCAGAAGGTATGCCTGAGGGTGTGTTTGAAGCCTTTGAGCTGCTTCACTCTGTAGGCTTCGATGTAGGGTTTGAGCTGAGTGAGCATAAGGAAGAGGAACATGCTGAAACTGGTCAATCCAATCCTCCACCGCCTCGCAAGGATCAAGCTGGTGAAGATGATCCTGCGATTATTGGTGGTTGGCGACGTGATCCACTTCCTACGCCTCTCAGTGATCCCAACATCGAAGGTGTAAAAGGCAAGCCACCGAACACTAACGCACATTCTGAACATGGAAAGGAGGATAGCGTGGAAGGCATTACTTTGACGCCGACGCAGGTTAGTCAGCTTTATGGCCTGCTAGGTATCACGATGCCTGATACTCCTGGCGACGAGTTCTTCGAGCCTGCAAAGGTTGCATTCAGCGAGTGGAAGTCACTTCGCGATGCTGTCTCTGCTTCGTCGGAAGAGAAGGCGTTTGCTGAGAAGTATCCGCAGTATTGGCGTGAGCATCAGGAGCTTCTCCAGCGTGATCGTCAGACGACTGCATTGCAGTTTTCGGAATCAGTGAAAACTGTATGTGTTCCTGAGGGTGACAAGACTGTGCCTACGAAGCAGGGTTTGTCTGCTCTCGCCATCGACAAGGTGAAGGAAGTTCACATCAAGTTCAGCGAGGGTAGTGCTACTATCGCTGATTTCGAGGAAGTTGTCAAGACCATCATGGATGGCGGACTCGTCCAGTATGGTGAGATCGGTTCTTCTGTTGCTGGTGAGGTCGTTCCGATCAACACCGCTACTCTTAGCGGTCTGCGTGATGCTCGTAAGGCGTTTGCTGAGTTTGTCCTTGAAGTTCAGAAGGAAGAGGCTTTCTCAGATTACGGTGCTGCGCTTGCTGAGGCTGCAAAGCGTAAGCCCGATCTTGCCAACGCCTACCGTCAGACTCAGACTGCCTAATCCCCATAGAAAGGAGGGTAAGCGATGGCATGGGGAAACTTCGTACTGGACGTGGGATTTGATGCGAGCGTGGCTCTCACCAAGTTCCGCGCTGTCAAGCTAACGGCTGCACAGACAGTTGCTCCTGTGGCTGCTATCACTGACGTAATCATCGGCTTCGAGCAGTTCGGTGTGCAAACGTCGGAACTGACAAGAGGCAAGGGTGCATCTGTGCGTGTCATGGGTGTCACAGAAGCCGAAGCTTCTGCTGCAATCGCAGTTGGTCAGCTTTGCACGTTGGAAACCACTGGTCAGGTTAGCCCACTTGTGGGTGCTAGTGGTAAGCGCATCGTAGGTCAGTGTGTCGGTCATCCCGCAACCAACGCCGGTGACAGGATTTCGCTTCTTGTCAACGTCGCTGGTGGACTCGCCTAGGCTGAAAGGAGGTTAGTAATGTACGATCCTAGTGGTCTGTACGTCGATCCAGTTCTGACTAACTTCAGCGTAGGCTACCCCGAGAATCAGTTTTACGCTCTTTCGATTCTCCCTGAAACGCCAGTCAGAACACAGTCAGGCCAGTATCGCGTCTTTGGACGTGAGCATTGGCTTCTGACAGAAGATCGTCGCGAGCCTGGTACGGTGGCGCATGAGGTTCGTGGTGCAAAATGGAGCACAGATGTGTTCCAGGCTAAGGAGCATTCGCTCCAGTCGCCAGTTCACGATGAAGAGCGCCAGGAGCTTACGTCGCAGGGTGGTCTTGCAAATCCGGTGTTTGGTGGGGATTTGCAGCTCGATCCTGAAGCTGATGCTCTTGCCTTGTGCAACCGTGATATCTCTCTCAATCACGAGTACAAGGTGTCGCAGTTGATCCGCAACGCCGCGAACTACGGCGCAAACAACAAAACCACTCTCTCTGGTGCTTCACAGTGGGACAACATCACGTATGGTTCTCCTGGTATTCCGCAGACGGTGACTTCTGATCCGGTTGCGAACATCATGACTGCCATGCGTGCCGTGTATGCCGCTACTCTTCGGTGGCCTAACACGCTGGTCATTCCCACGCAGGGCATCACGTACATCGAGAATCATCCGCGTGTGATTGATCGCTTCAAGAACTTCCAGCTCACAAACAACGACGCCTTCCTCGCTCTCACTGGTTTCCAGGGTAGGGTTGTGCAGGTTGATTCTCTCTACAACGCTGCAAACAACCTGGATGCCACCGCTGCAATGACTAGCTTCTGGGGCAAGGACGTGTGGGTCGGTATCGTAGATCCTACTCCTGGTCAGCGCACGTTTACCTTCGGTAAGACGTTCGCACAGATTTACCCCGTTGGTATCACTCGCCCGGTTGAGCGTTGGCGTGAAGAGGCTCGCAAGAGCGATATCGTCCGCTCTAACTGGAAGTATGACACCAAGATCGTTGCTGCTGGTGCTGGCTACTTGATTACGACGGCCTTCTCGGCTTCGGCCTTCTAAGCTGCATGAGCCTTTCAGACGAAAAGATCAGAGAGTTGCTTAGCAAGCCTCAAGGACTTGCTAAGAATGCTGAAACCAGACATAACTTTCGTGATCTTAGTTCGCTCAACGAGTTGTGGATAGCTTGGGCTGCTGGATTCATTGACGGTGAAGGAGCTGTTCTAATTAAAAGATATGCTCCTTGTCATGGACAGCCTGATGGAAAGATAACCGTGATGCTGGACGTAAATCAGAAAGTGCCCGAACCTTTGTTCAAACTGGAAGAGATGTTTGGAGGAAAGGTCGGATATACCGAATCAAGAAATATCTATTACTGGAGGATTTTCGGGCAGGCTTCCACTCGTTGTTTGAGGGTGATACGTCCATACCTTCTAGTTAAGGGCGAACAGGCTGATTTGGCTATTGAATGCCAGGAAGTGTGTTTCGGTACTGGTGTCCCATTCTCCGTAAAGCTTGAATATTACGAGAGAATTAAGCAGCTAAGGAGGAAATAACCATGAAATTCATCACTACCGCGTTCAGCGCATCTGCGTTCTAAGAAAGGAGGCTAAACATGGCTTCATACAACGCTTGGTCTCCTATCGTGACTGGTGAGCTTGACGATAGAGGACAGCCAGTAACAATCAAGCTCGGTGAAAGTGTAAGTGCAAGTGATCTGGACATGACTGACGAAGAGTTCCAGACTCTCATCGACAACAAGGTTGTCCGTGAGCAGCCTTATCCTCAAAGTCTGGTTGATTCAGTCATTCCTCCAAGTGAGTATTTCAAGGATCTGCTCGCAGGTGCAGCAGAAGGAAGTCTCACTGAGGATCAGGTCAAGGAGCTTGCTGGGATGAATCTCGGTTTCGATGATTCATCTTCAACCAAGCTGGCTCCTACCAGCGAAGAAGTCGAGGACGTAAGTGGTACCACCAGCACCACTCCTGCGAAGTCCAGCACGGCTAGTAAGTCGAGCTAGTCATGTTTCGTAAGTGGGGATCACCAATGGGAATCCATAACTCAGAAGCGACGGGTGGATTCATAACGGGGATCACCAAGTTGTCGGTGCGGCCTGGTTGGAGCCCTGTTAGTTGGCTTGTCCCATCCTAACATGGTAACCGACGCCGCAAACAGGCCGCACCGGCAATGTTAACCAAACTCGCAAGAGGAAGCAAAATCAGAATCTCCAAAGTGGAGAAAGCATGAGCGTAGTAGTTTCATTCAGAAACTACGATTTGATGCCACGGTTTGATGGCAAGCCGTGGACTACAATCAAAATCTATGAGGCTGCTGCCAATACTGGCCCCTGGACTACGTTGATCGACACGATCACGATTGATCCAGTTGCGGATGATCCTGGTGATCCCAAGCCTATCTCGTTTACCACTGAAAAGGGCACAGGTGCGAGTAAGTGGTACATGGCTCAGATTCTGGATGCAACTGGAGACTCGTATCAAACTGAGCCCATTCAGAATGTGCCAGCAAACGAGATCATGGCTAGTCTCGATGACGTCAACGCTCATCTTGATGGGCAAGTTATCGAGGCTACACCGGATAACACAGACCTCGTACAAGTCAGTGTAGCTCGCATCATCCGTGGGTATCTCGGGCGTGTCTTGGATACTGTCACGCTTGTGTCGTGGACTAGTCCTGACGTGACTCCCGAGATTATCCGTGAAGTTGCGTCTATGCTGATTGCAGCACAAGTCTACTTCAACGAGTCTGCGCGTACATCGCTCATCATCGAGGATCAAAACTTCGCGCAGCGATTGTACGATCAAGCGATGGCTCTGCTGCAACTCATCCTTGATGGTCAAATCGCAGTCATCCCGCCTGATGGTGTTCCACCCACTAATGGCACAGGAGTCGTTCCGCCGGATATCCTCACTACTGAGGATTTCTTCCCTGTCGATGATACTGATAGAGCCTTCACGCTGGGGATGCAGCTCTAGCTGCGCGATAATCATGACCATGTTCAAAATCACGGATTTCGGGACTCCCGAAGTTCTGATGGGTCATCTACGCAAGAGTTCTTTCAACACCATCAACATGATGGACGTAATGAGCAGGATCGTCCTCGATATGATGAAGATCGAGAAAACGATCTTTAGCTCTAGTGGCCGTCGTGGCGGTGGTAGCTGGAAGAGACTTAAGCCTGAGACAATTGCACGTAAAGGTGGAGATACACGCATCTTGCGTCATACCAATCTTCTGGAAGAAAGCTTGACTGAGCCTGGTGCTCCGTTCCAAATTCTCGAAATGTATTCATCGGGGTTTGAGTTCGGTACGTCAAGACCGTGGAGTTTCGTGCATCAGTATGGATCAGCTAAGATGCACGTTCCACGTCGTCAGTTCATCAAGTTCCTTCCGACTGATTACCGCAAGTGGACTCGATGGGTGAGTGAACACGTCGTTGAGCCGTTTCAGGAGCCTACGATCAGATGAGTCAACCGGCCACAGTTGTAGGGAAGGTTGCTGATGTATTCGGCCCAATGGTGTCAGCTTCGGTTGTCGAGGATGCTGTCCTCTTCACTCTAAAGAAATGGTTTCCCACGTATCTCGCAGAGGAAGCACGTCAGCTCAATGTTTCTCCTACTCTCTTGCCTCAGCCTCAGAATTACACGAACCGCAACAGTTTCGATGCTGAGCAGGGAGAGAAGATTCCCAAGGTTGTCGTGCTTACTCCTGGTTTAGCTGGGCCACCACGTAGAGATGGATATGGTGTCTACAGCGCAGCTTGGAGAGTTGGTGTGGGAATTGCTACAGCAGCGAAAGACGAAGAACTGGCAAACATGATGGTCAA